ATAGAAAGATATACAATGGGGGAGTGTCAAATACTTCCCCATTTGTTTTGGGAGATGACCATGGCTGAATTAGACTTTGTTTGGTATGGTTATAGGCATAAAGAAGAGCAAGAGTGGGTAAAAACAAGATGGCAAACTACGATACTTGTCAATATGCAGCTACCTAAAGGAAAGAAGGTAAAGCCTACCGAACTTTTAGAGTTAGATTGCGACAAGAGGAATAGAAAGAAGAATGTTAAGATAATGAGTAACGAAGAGTTACAAGAGGTTCTAAAGAAATACGAAAATATTAAACCAATATAATAATGGCGAATCAAGAAGGTATTGATATTATAATTAAGGCCACCGACCAGTACACTAAAACCATAAATAATATTACGGCTTCTAATGAGCTAATGGGTAAAAGTGTTAAAAGTGTTCAAAAGGAACTTGACGCAACTACCAAATTATGGACAACTCTTAGAGTACAAGGACTTGACCCTGCAAGTGCATCAATGAAGGTATTGAAAATGAATGCAGAGCAGTTAACCTTTACTCTTAATTCAATGAAAACTGCTGCAACTGGAGCTGGTAATGCAATAAATGGAAGTGCAGGTGGTTTAAAAAAATCAAATCAATTATATACTAATCTTGTCCACCTTGTATCTTATAAACAGTTCCTGCATCACCAAATCTTATTTGACCTTGTAAAGTAGAACCAACTGCACCTGCACCGCCAACAATTAAACCAATAGTAGAACTTGAACCACTTAAAAATGTAGCAGTTGTACCACTTATACTACTTGAGAATGTAGAAGTACCTGTTACTTGTAATCTTGAACCATTATCAGTTGTAGTTCCTATAAGAACATTACCAGCGCTATTGATACGCATACGATCTGCTAAACTCCCACCATCTGGTTTTGTATAGAAAAATAATTCACCTCCATTTGTGCCTATTTTTTCAGTACCAAATAATGCATTATCAAATGTTCCTAAATTATTTTGAAATGCTATAAAAGCATATCTACTATCACTTGCTCTTGCTCTTGCCGTAAAAGCAACACCACCAGAATCTGCTATTGAAATAACTTTTGTAGCCGTAATACTATTTGAGAATGTAGCATCTCCACTTACTTGTAACTTTGCAAAACCACTTTCAACTGTTGTTCCTATTAAAAGTATTCCTTCGTTCGTAAGACGCATACGTTCAGAACCTAAAGTTGCAAAAAGTAAGCTACTTGCAGCACCTATTGCAAAATGTATTTCATCACCACCAGAAAAAACACCAGCACCATTACCAATATACCCAAGATTATATGTTGTCTTGTATCTATATGTAGTAACTAGATTTGTATTATCATAAGAAGCTATAATTAATGGATTAGAACTGCCAAGAATATGTAATTTACTACTTGGTGTTTGTGTTCCGATTCCAACGTTAGCTCCTTCAGAAGAGTTTATTATAGTATTAACAAAACTAGATGTAATTGCTGAATATGTTTTAATTGAACCACCATATATGTCAGTTTCAATAATCAATGCTCTACCAGTTGGCGAAGCAGTTAAAGTACCTATATGCACATTATCATCTGCACCTAATTTAACGTGCAATTTTGAAATAGGTGTATTTGTATTTATACCAACATTGTTTGAAAATGATGCAACACCATTAGATGCTATACGGAATCTCTCAATATTATTTGTACCAAATATTAAATTTGCAGATGCATTTGTAGTACCTATGGCAAAATTTGAAGTATATGTAGGACCAGTTGTAATAGCTTGACCATTACCTGCTCCAAATATATCACTTGCAGTTTGACCTAAATATATATCACTTGCAGAATTAAAAATTCTTACATATTGTTCACCAGTTGCAGTACCATCTCCAATTTGTAATTTTTGAGTTGCAGTATTTGTGCCAATTCCTATTCTCCCATTAGATAAAATAGCCATAGCTTGAACATAACTAGAACCAGTATAAAAATGAATACTAGAATTAGTTGCAAGGTCTATTTTATTTGGAGTGGCAAATGAACTTCCGTGAATTGTTAAATAAGCAGTAATATCACTATTACTTGCAATTAACCTACCAACATTAGTGCCACCTATTAATCTTCCATCTTCAGCATTAAGGTATAAATTACCATTATTAAATACAAAGTTATTTGTACTATTTGCTCCTAAAGTTATTTGACCAGTTGTTAATAGAGTTACATTTCCGCTTGAATTTTGTAAGTATGTAGGTTGAGAAGCATCTGTTGCGTTAAAATATAATGTACCATTAAGATTTATATTTGAATCAAATCTTGCATAACCAGCAACTTCAAATTTAGTTGTTGTTTGAGTAGCTGCTGCTTTGTTTACTAATGTTTTTCTTGATGTTGTATCGTTTAGGATTAAATCATCACCTTGAATAACAAATCTTTTAAAAGTATCATCAGAAGCCTTTCTTGGTCTTAAATAAGCAGTATCAGATATTAAAACACTAGAAGACAAACTTGTAATAAACGCTTCAAGAGATGTACCACTTGAAGGTAAAGCCCAACTTGCGTCTGTGTTTTGAATTACACTTAAATATCTATTAATCTCTGCATAGTTATTTGTAGTTACTCTTGAATTAATTATTACTTGACCACTTGGACTACCAGTTGGAGTTCCAGTATCAAGTATGGAACTATTTTCTAAGTTAGTTCCAGCTAAGTTATATCTTGGAACTTGATATGCAGTACCACTTAATGAAGGTATTTGAGAAGTTAAAGCTAATTGACCATTAGCAGCAGGTAAAGTATAACTATAAGTTCCGTTAGATAAATTACCAAATACTGTTAATACACTACTTACGTTTAAATTAGCTGCCGTAAGAAGATCACCAAATGACTTAGCACCAGCTATTGTTTGAGAACTTGAAGTAATCAATCCTCTTGTTCCACTTCCTGCATTTGGTATGTTAAATGTATGCGTATCTCCGCTTGAAACAATATTAAAATCACTTCCAGCAGTTCCAACTGTTAAATATTGAGATTGGTTAGTTAAGTTATTAATACTTGTTATACCATTAGAAAAAGTAGTAATAATTTCTGATAATCTATTGTTTTCGGTATATAAAGTTACAGTCTTAGAGGCTACGTTTGCGAATACCCTAATCATTACCCTATCTGTAACCGCCATAGATGTTGCAGGTACTGCTACACTTGTGTAATAAGCATCAACAGTTGTTGTATTTGTCAATTGCTCTGGAGTAGCTGAATTAGATGCTATTAAAGTAAAGTTACTTCCGTTATATTTATAAATCTCTACATAGAAAGAAGCTAAAGCACCACTTGATGCACTTACACTCATATAAAACTCTAAGTTCCAATTACCAGCAGGAATCTGAGCAGAATCTGGGTCATTAGCATCTGTAATAAATTGAGCAATCAGACCATTAGCGGAAGTTGAAAAGTTTGTACCAGTTCCAATTACGGGAGTTCTACTCATTTGATAGTAAACAGAACCAGCAATATTTCCCTGATTAACGCTTCCGTTAAGATAATAATTTACAGAACTACCACCACCAGTACTTGTAGGAAATTTTGCTAAAGTACCATCTCCACGAACATACTGATTCGCAGCACCATCTAAAGCGGTTATAACACCATCATTAGCCACTACTGGACCTTGTATATCTCTAATCTTTGCTTCGCCTGTAACTTGTAATTGACTCATAATATTTTATTGAAATAATCCTCTAATATATTCCCCAGCTGCTAATGCTCTACCAAAAGTAAGTACTCCTGTCGAACTTATAAACTTAACATCATCTCCAGTTGGAGTTCCGCTATTTAAAATGTTTTGTGCATCCACACCACCTCTTGAAACGTACAAACAAGTATATCCTATTGTGTCCGCAAAAGTAATTGATGTTTCCCCACCAGTAGCCGTATAACCTTTTGTCTTAACTGGGTTTGAACTTACTATAATCACACCGCTTGGGTCAACCTCCGTTCCTGTTGTATTATATGCTCCGCTACCTTGTAAACTAATGTTATAAGTAGCCACATCCTTAATAGGTGCGTTTATTGATAAACTTGATATATTACAAGTTCCGTTAATAATTGTTAAACCATCAGCTCCGTTATCCACTACGAACTTAATTTCTATTGGTGCTCTTGCTAACTGCTTTTCTAACATAAACAAATAAGAAAAACCAGTCAAAGTAATTAACCCATCACAAGTAACACTCCAAGTAGCCACATCATTTTTATATTCTCTAAACCAAGCACTTGATTGGCTTGTTACCTCTTTTTGCTCAACGTTTACATTAAACGTACAATTTGTACTACAAGCAAAAGCGACATCGACCTCTGGTTCAACATCTGTTCTATGGTAATAAAGCATCACATTGTTTCCTATTACTGCTCCCATTTTATACGTATTTTAAATTTGTTTTATTTGGGTAATAGTTTGACAAATATGCCCTTAAAGTATTTGCATTTATACCAAGTAAATTTGCAGCTTCTTTTGCTGAATCATAAAAAATACCTGTATTAAAATCTAATACTAATTTAGACCTTTTTGTTTTATTTGCTGCTCTTACATTTTCAGACAAACCATTATCCCAAGCGTGTTGCATATTGATTGAATGATTACACCACTCTAAATTTTCTAATCTATAATCATTTTTTATGCCGTTTTTATGATTAACGTGATTCATTCCTTCAACTTTTGGGATAAAATATTCAGCCAAAATCCTATGAACGTATATCATTTTTCTACCATATTCATTATACAGGCAAACAATACTATAACCATTTTTACTTGTAGTGTTTATTAAACTCTTATTAGTTCTTATGTTTGTTACTTTCCCAAACTCATTTATTAAGTAATTTGGAAATTCTTGTATTATTACTGCTGCCATATTACAAATTTAATCAATTATCCGAATGTTTCTAATATTTCACCTGCTCCGCTAATTCTATATGCTTGTGAGTAAGTATCTGTAACCAAAACCTTCCACCAAATATTCGCACCATTAAATCCAACTGTCAAGAACTCACTTGCATAGAAGAAATCACCAACCGAAGGAACACCAATATCTGCTAAGTAAACAACGTTGCCAGTTAAAGGCGCAGCGAGAGCAGCCTCCTTAGTCAAATAACCATTTGATCTAAAATGTGAATATCCTGTAACCTCCGATGGCAAGTTATTACTATCGTAAATAGTAGTCATTGTTGTTTCTACATTCTCTGGATTTATGTCCAATAAAGTAGCCATTATTACATCATTTGGTAAATCCATTGTTGAATTACCTATTATGTAACTTTTATTTTGAACTGTTATTTGTGCTGGGTCAGTATCGGAAGCAGTAATTCTCATTGCACCGCTAAATCTTCCGTCAGTTGTTTCCATACCCATAAAAGAAGCATCCAAGTTAATAATGTTCTTATTTAAGCAGTTTGAATATTGCTTAACTACTAACTCACTTAAACTTCTATAAATGTCGGTAGGATATTCTTGTCTATACCAATTCTTTAAGTTTAAACCTGTTGAATCGCTTAAAAATCCTCTATATGAAAAGAAACCATCATTAACATCATTAAAGCCTAAAGGAAGGTCAATTTCTAAAACATACTCATTTGAATCATTGATAAAACTTTCTGTTGTTACTTGCTTAAAGTATGTTTCAACTACTAACTGAAAATTACTTGCTTCAATAGAACCAACAGTTGATTTCCAATAAGGAGCAGAATTATCACATAAAATAAGTTCAATACTTAAATCACCACCTATTGGTAACAAAGGCATAACCAAATCTAAATTTACTGAAGGTGTTGTAGAATCAAATGGAAAAAAATAATAATGGTCATTGAAACTTGTGTTTACCCATTGTTTATTGTTATCTAAAAATACTGAACCAGAAACACCACCATCAACTAATATTTTAAGAATAAATAAAGCATCTGGTCCACTTGCAGGAACTCCTAATCCAACCACATCCATAGTTAACTTTAATACATCGCTTGTATTTACTTTAGGTAAATTTATAGGTCTAACTAATGCAGTATAAGGATTTGAAAGGGAATACTCCATAATAAAAGAATTGTATCTTCTATTTGGATATGGCTTTACATAAATTATTCCATCAACAAATCTTTCTTCTTCCCAAGAAAACGCATTACCTTCTGTTGGACTTACAACTGTATAATTCTTTAAATCCCAGTTTGTAATATAGTTATTTGGATATTCAATTACTTTGTCAAATCTAATCTTATTAAATCCTTTTCTTATTAGTTTAAATTGGCTATTATCTACAAAGTATAAACCGCTTGTGTTTGATGTAAAACCTTCAATATTGCCTGTTGATTCATAAATTGCATCATCAAATACTGTTCCATCACTATTGTAAATAGTAACATAATAAGAATCTTGTGCAAATTGAGTTAAAGGAACTATGTAAAAGTTTCCTTTTGCTTGAAATAATCTTGAACCAACTGATCTTACAATCTTTGTTAATACTTCAAGACAATTTGTTGCAACTTGATTATCATTAATAAAAGTTGCATAATTTATATATGATTGACCTAATGTGTCCGCAGCTGGGTCATCCGTTCTATTATCCATTCCATCCGAATAAAAACTAACTCCGCTTACAATATCATATTCTAATGGATATTCTAAATTTAACAAAGCAGTCTTTATATAAAATAAAGCCGTAAAAGTATCAACTAAAGTTGTATCATTAGCAATAAAAAAAGGTATTCTTTCTAATATACCTAATCCATCAATAGCATTAAAAGCTAATTGTTTTCTACCTGTTGAAAATACATACTGAACGTTTTCACTTAAAACCCATCCTTGCCAATCTAAATTTGCACCACTTAATACTCTAACAAAATACTTTCTGTCATTTAATGTAGTAAAGTCTGGCATATCTTCTACATTATCAGTAACATCAATTGCCATACTTAATTGGCTAACATAAATAGGCTCAAAAGTATCATCACTTCTTGGTATGTATTGTATTTGTAAACTTATACAAGGATATTCTATTATTTCGCCATCGTAATCATCCTCATAAATATTAACTATACTTGTTACATCCGATTTAGTTGCTGCCGTTATTCTATATTTAATTTCGTATGCCATTAACCCCTAATTATATTTAGTGAAGAATTAGACCTTTGCATTGCTAAAACTAAATCTTGACCTCTTAATACAAATTGACCATTATTTCCCATACTATTACCATTCATTGCACCAGCATTAAATGAACCTTGCATTATATTTCCAAGTTTGCTTAAAGGCAATACTGCTTCACTTTCGCTTCCCTCACCAATCATTGCTAATGTTGGACCAGTTGCAACTCCACCAGCAGCCATCTTTGGTATGCCTAATATTTTAGTAAAAGCACCCATAAATGATACTCCACCCCCAGCTGCACCACCACTTATTAAAGATAAAATCCCAGCAAATATTGCAGCTTGAACAACCATTTCTGCCATTTGTCTTAATAATCTACTAAACATTTGTCCTAATGCTTCTCCAGCACTTGCACCTTGCTGCATAGCATCATACATACCAAACAAAGCACCAGTTACAGTATTTGCTATTGTACTTGCAAATTGTTCATATGATTTGTTTAATTCTTCTAAATATTGTTGTTGTTTTTTAAAACTACCTTCTACATTCTTTTCAGTCATTTTAAGCCAACCAGTTTGCCATTTAGCAAAATCATTATGTAGCTTTTCTTGATCTTTAAAATATGTATCTTCTGGTGCTATTTCTTTTGGTGCAAGTAAGGTATTTGTTCTATTAGTCGCTTTAATTAAATCACTTGCTTGATTTAATGTTAATGTTTTATCTTTTTTAGGCTTTGCAGTAGTTGTACTTACATCAGCAGTTCCAAAAGTATTAGTTAAAGATAATTGAAGCAAATTAGCTTCTTCATCATATTTTTTACGAAGATTCTTTAATAAATCAATTTGCCCTTGTAAACCTTCTTGAATTGCTAATTTACTTTCTGCTGCTTGAATACCAATTGAGGCAGCATTACCAAACATAGCAGTAAATGCAGTTCCAATTGAAGGTGTTAAAGGAGTTCCTTTTGATATTTCCAACTCCAACATTTTTTTAGCTGCTTGAGCAGATGCTTCTGCTGCAATAGCCTTTTTAAATGTCATATCAATATATGTAGGAGCATAATCAGTCAAAAACTTTTCAGCAGTAGCTAAATCATTTGTTTTTGCTATTGTATCTCCTAAAGTAGAATTAAACTCTTTTAAGAACTTATCTTTAGTAATTGAACCTTGTTGAAATAACTCAAAGCTATTTTTTAGCTTATCAATATCTGTGGTAGCTTTAACAAATGCACTTGAACTTTCTTTTATTAAATTGCTTTCAATTGTAAATGCTTCACCTAGTCCTTGCATCTTTTCGGTAATAAAATTACCTATATCATCTCCAAATGCAACAATAAGTGATGAAACAACACCTAATGCAATACCAATACCAGCTGGACCAGTAAGACCAGCAACCATTGATTTTAAAGCACCACCAGCACCACCAGCATCTTTACTTAATCTTTGAAACGATTCTAATAAAGGGTTTAAGTTATTCGCAATACCTATAAATCCATAAGGAGCATCCTGTGCAACCCTTGATAAGTTTGTTAAGGCATTTGTAGCATCGGAAGCAGGTCTGCCAACTTTATTCATTTGTTGACCTAAAGTGCTAATTGTTGTATTAAGAGTCTTAATTGAATTATTCAAATAATTAATCTCACCAACATTAGTAGCTTTCTTTAAAGCAGCCTCAAATTGTTTTAATAGATTTTCAGCTTTTTGTAGTTGCGATTGTAAGTCAGTTACGTTTGCACCTATATTAATATTTAAATCTATATTTTCTGCCATCTTTATTAGTTTGCTCCGTACAATTTAAGTGTCCTTGCCAATTGTTCTTGTGTTATCATCACTCTATCTTCTTCAAAATTAGCTTGATCTAACTCTGGTATGCTCCAAAAAGCCTTCATTGATTTTGGTGTTTTCTCGGTAGTAGAACTTAAATATACAATATAGGCAAGGTTTCTTGTCCTTGCCCATTCGTTTAACTCGTTTCTTTCCTTACCTAAAACGATAATGGAAAAGTCCTTCCAAGTCATATCCCAAAATTCATTTGGTCTTATTCCGCACTCCGCAGCTTTAACTAAGACATCATCCCAGCTTAGCTTTGTTAGGCTTTTTTTTTTCTTCTTCCTTCTTTGCACCTGTAATGGTGTGGACTGTACTTTCAACGATATATTTTAAATAGTCAATTATTTGACCTTCTTCGCTAAAAATAGAACCCACTTCATCAATCCATTCACAAGCATCATCAATGGTATATATTACTTCATCTTTCTTGCTTACACAAGCAGATTTATAACCAATGTAAACAAGCTGAACTATAATGTCTAAACTTGTTTGAGCCGTTGCAAGAACCTTGAAGTATTCATCAATACCGATATTGTTTTGTTTAGTAAACTCACGCATTGACCAAGTACCCCACTTTAGGTGGATTGTGTTGTTGTTAGTCTTTAATTGGAACATAGTTTTTTATTTATTATGATTGCTCTGTTTGAGTAATTGGTGGAACACTTACTACAAATGTTGCAGTAAACTTCACATCATCTTTATCAGCAGCATTAACATTAAAGTTGCTAATGAATACTAATTGACCAGCACCACCATAAGTGATATCACCTGCTGCTGGAGTAGCTTTACCCATTTTAATTGCGAATAAAGTTTGAGCAGCGTGAGCCGTATACAATTGTTGGTAACTATCTTTAGAAGGAGTACCTGTTTCATCAATCGCAAAACCTTCACATTCAAAAGATTGGTTAAAAGATTGATTTGGAGTGTATTGGTCGCCACACTTAGAAGTCGCATCAATTGTTCCTAAAGTTGATGTCAAAGCATTAGAAGTCAAACAAGCAACAGGCTTGAATGTTCCATCATTGTTAATGTCAGCTAAGAGGATATAATCTCTACCGCTTACTTTTGTTTCTGCCATTTTATTTAATTTTAATTTTGAGTTATGATTATGTTATATGTTATTAATACTCTAAAAACGTTATCTAAAGGGTTTAAGCCATCTAAGTTCCTTACACTTTCAACACTCAAACTTGAAGCAGTAAACCCATTTGATAGGGTAATAACTGTGTCCGAGTTTATATCATCCAACACTAAATCGCTTATCTCCTCTGCACGTTTATAACCAAAGTTAGCATTTTTTGTAATAATATCAACTGTGATGCTAATACTATTTGTATATCCATCTTTGCCTTGTTCTTGGCTTGATGTCCTACCTGTCATAACAATGTACTCATTACCTGCACCTTCAGGAGCAAAACCATCATAAACAACTAATCCACTTGCACTTGCCAAGTTAGTATAAAACCATTTCTTTATTTCTATATTAGGATTTAGCATTTTCAATAGCTTTTTTTATGTTATTTATCATTTTTGGCTTTTCGGCTTCATACGAAGGTATTAAAAAAGGTTGTGGTCTTAATCCTTTTCTTAATATACTAATAGCAATTGCATAAGCTATTGATTTATCTTTTCCACCTCCAATGCCTTTTCTCTTCACCCATAAAGTCAAAGCATCAACCATATCTTTAAATTTACCACCTTTTCTACCTTTAAACGATGCAGCTAATTCCTCAAAACCTTTAGGGATAGAAACTTGACCACCAGTGCCAAATTCAACATAAGGAGCATAAGACGCACTTGACCCAATTGTAAAAATATAGCCTTTGTCGTTGCTTTTTTCTTTTAAATATATGCTATTTCGTAATTGTCCAAAGTTTACAGGTGCTAATCGCTTTGCACCAGTTTGTATGTTTAAAGCAGACGCATTGACTTCATCTTTAACGTCTTGTTGTATTTTTTTATCTAAAGTATCTAATTTTTGAAATACTTCAGATAAGTTAGTTATATCAAATGTAAAACGAGGCATTACTTGTAAATTATTAACTCCAAGAACCTATTTTGATTCTCTACGTTTTTAATAGAATGTATCGTATATCTATCCCCTTCTATCTCTACCTCATACGAATCGTTGATAGTAACCCCATAACGAATATAAAGCCTGTTCCTTTGGTCAAACTGCAATTCCGACTCACCTACCTCACGAACTTGATTATCTGGTCTTAAATCGCCCCATACTGTCGTTTGTAGGGCAAAGGTCGTAGTGTACCCACCTTGACCATCGCTTACCCTTGTGGATGCCCAAATACCGACTTGTCTTGTCATAGTATTTGCGTCAACGTAGTTTGCTTTTGCTTTACCTAATTTCATATTATAATATTGGGCTTATTCTTGTCCATCTTTGACACGCCTTCCAAGATTTCTCACAAATACCTGAATCGCCGTCCAATCCTCTATTCTCGTAGTCATAGCTAATTTGGTCTAATATAGCTAATTTAAGGTCTTTAGGTATGGTTGTGTAACCAGCCTCATAAGTAGCCTTTAAGTTAGGGTATCTTGGGTATGATAACTTAGGGAACTCATCGCCTATTAATTGTAGGTCTGTTCCTTCTATTTCTAAAGCATCTTGCTCCATATCAAACAACTGAAACGTTGCAGAATCAACTGGACCAAAAGGAATCTCAAAATTACCACTCACATTGTTGAAATAAGTAGTTATGTCTTTTGGTATCAAACTCAATCCTGTTGCCACTTCAATAGCTTCCCTTGCTTGTGTAATCATCAAAGTAATTAAGGTATCTTCAGCACTTGTTGTAACACGGCAATATAATTTTGCTTCCGATAAAGTAACTGGCTCTACTATTGGTGCGACAGGAACGGCACTAAAGTCATTGATATAATTAGAATAAGACATATCCTTTTTTTACAAAATTACTTAATTTATTCCAATAAAAAACCCCCACCGAATTGGTAGGGGTCATTTATTTACTAAACCTTTAGAACTATACGTTACCCATATCTGCATAGATAGCAGATGTAGTCAACATTAAGTTGATGTCTTCGTAACACTCAATACGAGCAGTTACCAAGTTCTTTTGGAAGTTTTCGCCATTCTCGTAAGAGAACTCAATTGCTAAACCTTCAACTTCAACTCTTTCTAAGTAGCTATTGTCAAAGATTAATACTTTGTCATCAGTTACCCAAGAAGCAGATACAACAGGTACACCCCAGATTGTGATTCCGCCATTAGGAGAAACGATAACACTACCATTACCAGCATAGTAACCAGCAGCAACAGTTGCTTTCAATAAGCGACCCATTTGCGTTTGAGATACTAAAGCATAAGAAGGAACGAAGTTTGCAGTCTTTTGGTTACCGATGTAATCAATCAATTGTAATAAATCGTTAGTTTCAGCAGTTGTAGTTGAACCAGTTGCAGCACCAGATACAGTTGAGAAGAACGCAGCGTTTTCAGCCTTGAAGAAATCTCTTTGTAACATTCTTGGTAAAGTCTGTGTCATAAATGGTAAAGACTTTAACATTTGCTTAGAGAAAGTTGAGAAACCAGCTAAGTAGTCGTTTACAACTTTAACTTCAGTCAAAGAGTAGTTGTTCTCACCTTTGTCAGAACCTTCAGTTTGAGCAGCAATGTTGTTAGTCAAACCAGCGTTCTCACGATAGTAAACATACAATCCGCTTTCGCTTCTTACTGTTGGGATTAAATCACGGAAGTTGATGCTTTGAGCTGGTTGGATAGCTGGATTTGGAGCATAAGATGCTTGTGCATCACCAGTTAAGTTACCACTTAAAGTCATAGTCTTAACGTCAGATAAATCTAAACGATACTTACCATTGTTCTTTAAAGACTTTTCCATTGCATCAAAGTTGCCATCTAATTTTTCTAAGATAACCTCATCAATGTGCTTTACTTCTTTCTTAGCAGCTTTCTTTTGTGCAGCTAATTGTCCGTCAATTTGTTTTTGTAACTCGTCTTTTACAACAGTTACTTGTGCAGATACCTCTTTAATTTGAGCTTCTGCATTAGCTTGAAAACCTTTAAGGTTCTCAGCCATTTCGTTGATTAAATTTTCCATTTTTACTTTTTAAATAGATTGTTAAATTGCTTAATTGCCTTTAATACTTCCTCATTATTCTTTTCTTCAACTTCTGGTGTCGGCTCAACTGCTTCTGCGGGTTGAGTGATTGTTTCAGTAATCTCCAAAGCCAATAATTCAGCTTGTATTTGTTTTATTTGAATCTCCATTAAAGCAAAGGTGTCATCTGTGAATGTACCACCTCTAAATGCCTTAATTAAGTTTTCTAATCTCATTGATAAGTTTTCTTTAGTTTCTTTGAACTCACCCTTGAAACCCAATGTTGGTGTTTCTGGATTTGCACCCCAAAGAACCGCAGAACCTTCATATAGTTTTAATTCTGTAATTGTACGCACACCTGTCTTTTGATTTACATCCGACTTTAACGTACTAAAACCGATTGAGTGTTGATTGATTAAACCTGCTTCATACAACTTGATAGCATCTTCGCCACATTCAGTTTCTATTAAGTCAGTAACCGCAACAAGCATATCGCCTTCTATGTATAACTCTTTAGGCTTACCCAAAGTGTGTGCCATATCAGCTTTGTGGTCTACTAAAGACCAAATCATATTCTTGCCTTTTGGTCCACGTTCTTTGATAGTCTTGGTAAACGCTTCAGCAACGATAATATCATTGTCTAAATCAACGTTTCCAATTCTTGACCAACACGCTTTTACTGTTCTTGATTCTGGCTCTATATCCAAAATCATATCATTGTAGCTTTTGTTTTCAATCTTACTCATATAACAAAGTTATTAATTTTTTTTAATCTGCAAGTGCTTGTCTTATTAATTCTCTTATCTCCTGTAAATTAGCATCATTTAAAAGTCTATATATTCTACCCATATCACCCATTGGTGGATTGTCAGCTAACCTTTTTGGCTTTCCGTTTGGTTCTCGCACGGCTTCATAACCTAACGTACAACGGCAATTGATAACATCCCCAGCACTTCCACTTGGGTCGCAAGGATGTAACATTTGCTCAAAACCTCCATTTTTAGTTTTAACATTAAATTTTTCATCGTAAGGTATTTTAGTTCCATCCATATGATAATGGTCAAAAGCATCTGGTGGCACTCGCCTTGTTCTTGCATCCCTTGCTGCAATCCACTCTTTTATAGTTACAAGTCCAGTTGCAGTTACACCAATCATTGAACCTATGTTTGCTGCCCTTCCAGTTTCAGTTCTTGCAATCATTGCTGCTCTATAATTCGTAAGATCAGCCGTTCTTAATAGTTTTATTGTTTCTGGCATAGTTAAACCTTCTTCAATAGATTTTGCTAAATATTGTTGAATTTGTTTTTTTGTAGTATCCGTAATTTCACCAGCAATCTCATCTAAGCCTTTTAGTTCAAGGTATGTCAACACAACATAAGTAAACAAATCAGTCTGCTTATTCTTAAACTCCTCTGGACCAGAATAACCTTTAACCGACTTTGATACATTCTTTTCCGAAATTTGTGCCATCTTAACCCCCATTGCAATATGAACGTTTTGGATGGTCTTTTTTATTCCTTTATCGCTTATAGCGTTTAAATCTTGGGTATCGCAATAAGTATCCACTTGCCTTTGTAGTTCTTTCTTGAACTTAGGTGAGTAGGTTTTTATTGCGTTTAAATATAGTTTTCTATAATCTTGCCAAATCATTTGTTAGGATTGTATGCCCAATTCTTTAAGGAAATATCCCTCTTAGATGGACACTCTTTGTTTACAGGTTTACCTTGCTCCATATTTTTCATTCTACTAACAAAGCTAATGGTTCTGTTTGCAGACTTAACTTCATTTACACCCCAATCAGCTTTTTTCTTACTCAATAGATTTAAGTTCCTATTTACTGGACTTCTATCTAATGATGCTAAACGTGAGCATTTAGTTTCACTCCAAGCCTTTAACTCGGAGTAAGACATATTCACTGTTTCGTGATACTTTGCGTAAACTTCATCAATAACCTCACTAAGGTCGGCTTTTAGGTCAACCTTTAAATCAAATAACTTATCTATAATCTCTTGGCTATTCATTTGGTAGCGTTAATGGTTGAAACTCATCTGGACTTTGTAAACTTGAAGGAATGTATAGTTTTTCCATTTCAGCTTGATCTATGTAAGGTGGAATCTCTAATCCCATAATATCCATCTTTTGCTTAGGTGCAATCCACCAAGCCTTATCTAACCATTCAACTTGCTCCGCTTTGTTAGCTTCTAATTCGCTATAAACAGTTGGGTCAAAGTCAACATAAATATCAGTTCCACGATATCCCCAATCCGAATGTAGTTTTCTATTCAAGTTATCTCTAATACCAACTAACAAAGGAATAGCACAACGTACTGTCAATGCTTTCTCGCCCTCTCTTTGGTTGTTGTAAGTCTTGTTATCAGCATCGTTTAATAATTGAGAAGGTACTCCGTAAATATTACAAAGTGCTTTCATATCCCACTTTTCACTCTCAATGATATCTAATTCAACAGGACTTAAACCGATTTGTTTCCAATCAACTTTGTAACCACTAACCGCAATTGAATTAAAGTTAGCTGAACCACCTTTCTCGCTTACTGCTCTCTTAAGTGCTTGTGCTTGTTGTGTTCCACTAATAGGGTCAAAGCGTTCATCATTCATAAATAAAACTCCAGCTGGACCACCATTCTGGAAAGAAGCAACCGCTGCAGTCTTCGCTTCGTTTGAACGAGTCAAGTTTCTCGCAGCAGCCATCAATGGTGATTGACCATATAGTTGATTCCCAGTTGTATTCCATTGTAAGTTTATGTATTTATCTTGTAATACTTCTTGTTTAGTAAAGTTCCAAAGTGGACCATAATTTAATTGGTAACCGCTAATAGTTGGAGGAAAGTTTTGAATGTCCGCTAACACGTACATATATTGAGAAGGAAGCACGTACATCTCAAACGGCTTACCATCATTGTTACCACCTTCAATCATCTTTGCGTAAACAAAAGAATTACCTGTAACTAATTTAAAAGTACACCAAGCCTCAACGAAATCGCCAAAGGTATCTTCTTGGTTAGGGTATTTTAATAACTCGTTTAATCGTGCATCTTTTGTATATATTTCAAACGCTTTCTTATGTAGCTTTTCAACATCCTTCCAGTTCTCAATCTTATCTGGTTGGCTCATTAACGCTTTGTATTTCTTTGCAGAAGTTTCATCAACCACTCTATAAACGTGGAATGGAGCAAGTTTTGCTTTATCCGCAATTAATTTAACGATTGAATAAACTATGTCATTTGCTGAATAACCATCATTTACGAAACTAATGTTATCGCCACCTTGCCAAGTTATTATCCCTTGTTGTATTGCAACTTGTCCGTTAAAAGGAATTTGTGGTAGTACAGTAGATAGTTTTTGTCTTTTACCAAAAAAGTCAAGTAATCCCATTATATATGAATTTT